CAAAGATGTGTAGTATGTCTGGAAACTCTGGTTTTCACCAAGTTCATCCAATTCATGAAGGTCAACACCAAAGATATTGTTCAAGCCACCATCATTTTCAGCAATAAACACTGTTCTACGAGTTACATCATCCAACTGTGTCAAGTCCCAAGTACGAATATCTTCCATACCTTCAGGAGACATGAACAGGTCTGTTAGCTTAATTTGATTTAAGCTAGCTAAGTTACCACCACCAGAACGACGCATACTTGTCTTCAAAAGACTAACAAGTCTCTTTGTGAAGAAGCCAGCTGGAGCATTGCTATCATAAGCAAGCAAGTTTCTATCAACACCAGCCGCAATTATACAACGCCATGCATCAGAGTTCATCTTGCGAACGAACATGTTTTCAAACACCGCCATAGCGCGTGTCAAAACATCCCATCTTGCATCGCGAGCATACTTCAATGCCCAATCGATACTTGCACCAACATCATATGTAGGTACAGTAACGTAGTCACCTTCGATATGCTTTTCTGGAATTCTTCCATAATTCGGAATAGTGTAAGCACTATACTCTGATTCTGTGCCAGGTACTAAGAAATCCAACGGGAATTCAATAATCTGACCAGCTTCAAAGTTAATAGGGGTGAAAATACCCCAGGCACCAACAATGTCACCATCCATAATACCTTGTCTAAGAGGTTCTTGCAGTGCCATTGCAAGTTCGCGCTGTGCAACTCTCGCAATTGCGATATCGTTTACAGCACACTGACGAAATAACTGCTTCATAGCATCGTCAGCTGGAGGTAGGACTAAACCTTTCTTTTTCATATTTTTAAACTCCCATTAACTATCTTATAGTTTATATTACTGAATATCAACTTCTAGTAATACAAAGCCTAATGAATCTTTTTGGTTTTTGAAAGTACCAACTCTAGCTGCGTTAGTAGATGTAGTAGAAACTTTTCCACTAGCGCCTAAATCGGCTGGTAAACCAGCATAAGGCGTATCGCCACTCTTCAACTGGTCAGTGTGTACCCAACCCTTCTTTAACAAGTGCGCCTTACTTCCAATACGCATTTCATCCTTCTGGAAATTAATGTGGAAACGACTTTCATCAACATCCACAAAATCATTCAACAGCAATCCAGCAGGCAATAGTCCAGAAACACTACCAGTACCTGGCAAAGTTACCAAGTTAGTAGTATCATCCATGCTAGTACCACTGCCACCGCTGCCGCTATGTACAAGGATTACACCGCGTTCTGTTACATCGTTGCAAAACCAACGAATATCATCATATAAAATATGACGGTCAGGTTTAAGTGCCATTACACAATTCTCCTATTTTCTATCTTTAATTATTCAGCTTTGTTATCTTTGCGACCGCGAGCGGCTTCATAGAAATTACGAATATTAGCTCTAGTTTGTTCCAAAGTATTATCTGGCGTTCTAGGCGAACCAGCATCATTATTAGCTACCGCAGTATCTAAGACAGCAGGATTAGCATCAGCCTTCGCCTTTTCTGCATCCTTCTTCTTCTTTTCTTCATCCATCATTTTCTGCTTATCTTCCTTAGACATAGCAGACTTTGTTACATACTTTTCAAACTTTTCATCAGACAAATCAGCAAGAGTTTCAGCTAAATCAGTAGCATCTTCCTTATTCAACCCAAGCTTATCAGCAAGAGTTAGAATACGATTTTGCTTTACTTGTTCAGCACCAATAGCTGCCAACTTCTTAATAGCTTCATCCAATTCAGCCTTAGCCTTTTGCCCTAATTCCTTTTCCTTCTTCAAGTCTTCTTCAGACTTATTGTACTTAGCAAGTACTTCATCAAACTTTGCCTTAGTTTCACTAAGTTGCTTGTTTAATTCTTCTACCTTAGCCTGGACACTCTTTGTATCCACTTCGTGTAGTTTCTTTTCTACATCTGCCTTAGCAGCTTGTTCCGCTTTCAAAGCAGATTTAGTTTCGTCTAACTGCTTCTGTAACAATTCAAGCTCTGTTGTTGCCATTGATTTACTCTCCTTTGATTTTATGTCACTAACTGTAAAATACCCCGAATTCTCCAATGAGCTATAATTTTTCTGAGAAGCAGAAACTTTAAACGGGGATGTTTCATTCAAAATGATACTACTAGGATTGGCCGGTCGTTCTACTAAACCTTTACCACTAAACGTAATATTTCTCAGTAAACGACCAACTTTGTACGATTTATACAAACCGTCACCACCATAAGCTCGCAAGTGTTTTGTTAAAAATGCACTATTTTCATTTCTTGGTACAATAGCGGAAGTGCCATCTTCAGCAACAACCGCATAATCATAATTTGCAAATAAAGCTTCCATGCTAACAAACCATTTGTTACCCTCTTCTATTTCAGCAATAATATTTGCCATTTTTTCCATATATTCTTTATCACGCCAATATCTATATATTACAGCACTACTTACAATATGGAAATAATCAGGTAAATCATCAACTGCAATAGCTTCATCAATTAAAGTACCATCAGCATTCACTGCATATTGAGATGTCATATGACCAATAATTGCATGGCAATCATGACCAAGATTAAATGGTTTATCTTCAGGAGTAGCTCTTGCTGCCCACAATTCTTCTTTTGCAAAAATATCATCATTTAAATTCCATCCACAAGATACCATAATATCTTTTAGATAGAACAAATCAAATTGATTTTTATTTTCAGCTTTAGTAAAATTAGCGATAGCTTTTTGTATACTTGCTAAAGCTAATATTTTATCCTTATTAGGATTTGTATCAATAGAAATTGGCGTGATATAAGCAACAGAACAAGAGTTCTGAATCTTGTCAGCTAAACCACTTTCTATTTCAGCCTTATATATCGGTATCTTTCTTGCCATCTCTATTCTTCCCAAATACCTTTCCAAAATATTCTTTAGCGCTAACTACAGCTTTAGGATTTGTGTGTTCATTTTTATTAGAACTAATAGGATTAACAATAAAACCATCCACCTTATCATAAAGTGGCGCACCAAGTGCAGCAGCAGTACGCCCCATAGGTGCCTCTCTAGCACAAATATGAGTACGAGTTAATACACCATTTTCATCCTTTACCATTGTTGATATAGAACAATCCACTTCATAATCATCTTTCTTAGAATCATATGGTTTCATCTTAACTAAACTTACATATTCAACATTATCTATTACTGTACCATTCACAGAAACTTCTATAGTACCAGCGTCCGTATCAGCATTAATCACTATCTTCGCCATCAAAATCTCCCTTAAATAAGGCATACGCAGATGCCTGAATCTGTCTTATTTCATCAATAGATGCTTCTTTACCATATTTTTCAAGATACTTAGCTGAAGTGACACAGCATAAATCATCTACTTGTGTAGGAATACACAAATCGTTCTTATACGCAGCAGATGTTATTTTTTCCTCATTCAATTCATCATAAATATCTAATGAACATAGAACCGCAAACTTATAATGTTCTACATTATGAGACTCTTCATCAGAAAGACTTCTCATATTTTTCTTACCAGTAACTTCTAACCATGTAGGGTCAATTACATCAGAAATATATTTTTGCGCCTTACGTGCCCAAGCAAAAGACTGAGTGAATTCTGCTGCTGTACGAGGCAATACCTTTTTTTGTTTTCTTTTTTCTGTATCTTTTGAATTGGCTGGACGCCCTTTTTGAGGCTGTCCTTTACCTTTTGAATTTGGATTAGCAGAAAAAGGGGACGGTTGTTTCATTTTCAAAGCCGCCTCTTCCCCATCCTTCTTAGGCTTCAATTCCAAACCTACCTCTGAGGGTGTTACTACTCCTGTTTGTAATGCTATTTTTTCTAAAGCTTCTTTTTGTTCAGGATTAAACCACGGTCCAGCTTTACGTGGTAATCTACCAAACTCTCTATCTTTATTATTACGACTCAATCTTTGTCGTTCCAAATCAGTAATCTCACCAAATCTTTCAACTACTGTTTCCCAAGAAATAATATTTCTGTCTGCTAATTGAATTAATAAGTTCTTTTCCGCAGCCTCATCCGACAGACTCATTCTTTCATAGATAACTTGAGCCGGACTACGGAAACCCATAGCTCGCTGAACTATTTTAATTTCTCTATCCCAGAAATCAGTTAATATCATTCTAACATAATTCAAACGTTCAGTTAATGTTTTTAACGATATGTAATTATTAGTAAAACCAGCAGCATTAGCAGCGCCAGTAAGAGTAGGCGGGATACCAAGTCCAGCATAAATAGCATTAAGCGTCGGCCCATACTTTTCTTGCCCTAAAAATTTATAGATATCAGTCTTGGTTTCCTGAATTTCTAGTTCCGGACCCCAAATTAAATCCATTGCACCGCCACCAACATTATTGATTAACATATCAGCTAATCTTTGTACTGCGGCATTAGTTGGTAGAATCTTATGTTCTAAACTACCCAATCTCCATAAACGAATATGTGAAATGGCACCGTCCAGTGCTGCCAAATCTGCCAACTTCATTTTATTTAACATCACTAAATCATCCATAATAGAATATAGTATTGGGTCCGCCCACGGCTCCCAATCATCCTTCTTATAATGGAAAACAAATACTTTATTTGGATTTAATGGAATAGTTCTAGCCCCCTGTCGAGCTAACTCAACAATATCCCGAGGCATAGCATTAACAATTTGAGCATCAACAGCATTACGTGGGTTTCTTATCCTAGCTAATAAAGATGGTGGCACTTTCATAGCATACATAGGTATATTAGCAAATGTAGCTAAATCATCGCCCATAATATCTATAGTTAGAGGATTAAGGAACGTATATCTCCAGGGTATTTCATTCTTTTTTACTTCTATTGGAGGTTCAGGAACAACATCAGCATCACCTGATGTATAACCCTGTTTTAAATTATCAACATCTCTAGCTTTTAGTTTAGCAGTTGTACGCTGCACAATTACAGCACCAACCTTATATAAGTAATTAGCAAAACGTTCTGAACGTTCAGTACCATTTACTTTATTCCACCACTCATTATAAAATTTCTCTATTCTTTTATTGGGATGAGCAAGATGTACTCCCTGCACTGTAAAATCAGCCATTAAGTCAATAATATTTCTAATTAAACCAATGCGTTTATATGCATTTATACAAGCTAATTTTATTAATCTAGAATCGCTAGGAGTTGCATCTTCTGGACGAAATGCATTATAATCACGACGTGAAAATCCATCACGTACAGATTGATTGGGAACTATATCTTTAAATATATCTGAACCACTAGTACGAAAGATAGGTTGAGACTTCTCTAATGCTTTAGCAGCAGTTGCAAAAGCCATCTTCTTAGAGTTTTCATTGTTTTCATCCCAACTAACAAACATACCTTGAGTAGCCATTTTTGTCCCCGAATCTTAATGCGTTTCTAATCAATTTATAAATACACCAGGATTTTGAGACTATGAC